ATGACTTTACGCAATAAGTGTTTTGGCAATGTTATTGGAGGCGACCTGCGTTATACTGTTGATGGCAGGCGTATGAGTGGTGATATGGACACGTCTTTAGGTAATTGCCTATTAATGTGTGCCATGTTGTATAGTTACTCCAAGTTTGTTGGGGTGGACATTCATCTTGCTAACAACGGTGACGATTGTGTCGTTTTCATGGAAGCCGGGGATTATTCCCGGTTCATTGGAATTTTCCATTCATGGTTTTTGAATATGGGGTTCAACATTATCGTTGAAGAGCCCGTTCTTGATTTTGAGCGGATTGTTTTTTGTCAAACGCAGCCAGTGTATTGCGGGCCTGGTGCCTTTGATTATGTTATGGTTCGCGATCCTCGCGTGTCGCTTCAAAAGGATTGTGTTAGCATCAATCCCCTTGATGTGCCTAGCGAGCTTTTTGGTTGGATTAATGCGGTAGGGTTGGGAGGGCTAGCTCTCACCTCTGGTATCCCCTGCTGGCAGTCTTTTTACCAAATGTATGTTCGATCATCTTTTGGTAAGAGGCTGTCCAAGAAGGACACCGGGTGGGGATGGGGTGTTAGAATGCTGGCTAATGGCATGGAAGCAAACGTACGCTCGCCTTTAGCGCGCACACGTGCTAGCTTCTTTGTCGCATTCGGCATCTCGCCTGATGAACAACTCTGCATCGAGAAGTATTATGCTTCTCTAACGGTCGTCTGGGAGGACGGCCCTGGCATACGCGAGTATGTGCAGTTACCCTTTTGAGTTTCACGTTACACCTAACGTTAAAGGTGGGGTGGAAGCCGTTTCCATTGGGTTATGGGGTGTAATATATCCAAAACGTTTTGCTTTGCATGTAAATATTTACGTACCAAGTTGGTAACAACGGAGTGTCGAGAGACTGCAGGGCATACCCTGGTGGTTTCCCCATGATGTACAGTCCCCTGCGGGCGGGGGATCCAATACATGCCTCCGAAAAATAAAAATAAAAAGAAACAGCCTAAGGCTAAGAAGAATGCCACAAGTAATTCCAAGAACGAATTGGCTCAAATCACTAAGCTCCTTAAGGATATGGGAAAGCCCAGTTCCCAGGTCACTGACCTGGGTCGTATGCTGCTTGGCGGTGGTAACGCTGTTGGTGGTATGTTTGGATTTCCTAAAATTTTTGGTTCTGGTTCTTATTCTTTAGAGTCTAATACACTCTGGAGTGCTAGTCAACAGGTACCAATTATGCATAGTGCTAATGAATCAGTCCGGTTTAGACACCGCGAATATATTTCTGATATAGCTATCGCGGGTCCTACCTTCACGGTTAATTCCTACCCAGTTAATCCTGGTTGGGTAGCCACATTTCCTTTTTTGTCTGCTATTGCAGCCAATTTTCAGGAGTATTCGTTCAAGGGTTTGGTTTTTGAGTATAAATCCACTAGTGCTACCGCTATTGTGTCTGGCACTAACACTGCTATGGGCAGTGTTATGTTGGCAGCACAGTACCGGTCAGATGCGCCTTCGTTTATAAGTAAGACTCAGATGTTGAACGAGATGTGGTCAGTTGATACTGTACCGTCTTGTGATGTTGTCTTGCCTATTGAATGCGCACCTGGTGAATCTCCAATGTCCAATCAGTATGTAAGGACTGCCACACTAACCTCAGGTGACATTAAGTTGTATGACCTTTGTAGTGTGGCGGTTGCAACTGCTGGTGGTCAAACTGGTCAAACTAATGTGGTTGGTGAGTTGTGGGTGTCTTATGACATTGAGTTACGTAAGCCCGCGCTGGCGTTGGGCTCAGTAACCAATCAAACTCCCACTGCCATTTTCAATGCCACTACTGGGTGGTCTAATAGCCTTCCCACAGGTGGTTGTACTGTGGATCCTGATTCTACTCTGCATGGAGTGACCCTTAATGGTGCTGGCATACGTTTCATTGCCGGACTAACCGGTTACTTCTCTGTTTACGTTAGATGGGGTACATCGACCACTGGAACTTTGACCAATCCCACTTTTGCTGGGACTGGCCTCACGGTCGCTAATGCATATAATACTCTCTTTTCTCCCCCTTCTGGAATCACTAGTGACAATGCTTCCTTCTTTGCTATATTAAACGTGACTGGCACCACTGGTTCACAACTTACTATTTCTGGCTTGGGGTTGCCTGCAACACCAACCAGTCTTATTATTATTGTGTCCACTGTACAGGCCAATATCGCGTTGTTTGGCGTTTGATTGCCAATTTTCTAAAAACATTTTCATAATAAAATACAAAAACATTTGAATAATACAAAATATAAAAAAATTTATTTTGC